GCGCCCGGCCCAGCCCCGCCGCCCGCAGCCGCTCCGGCGCGGTGCGCAGCCCGGCCGCAGCCGAAAACCGCTTGTATTCCGCATTCAGCTGCCGCAGGAGGATGCGGCTGCTGCGCAGCTCTCCGCTGCCCAGCTTGCCCTCCTCCTGCGCCGCGGCAATACGGTCCTTGCACTGCCGGATGCTGTTCTCCAGCGCCTTCTGCTGCTGTGTGGCTTCGTACTGGGTGTAGTGCCTGCCCTCGTAGGTGACGCCCTTCGCGTTTTCCCGCGCCATCTCCGCCAGCTGTTCCTCCGTCCACTGGGGACTGTCCACGCCCAGCTTGATGGGCCAGGCGATGTGCTTGCAGCTCAGCGTGCCGATGCGCCGCTGCAGGCGGCTGTTCAGCCGCTTGTATTCCTTATCGCTGTACTGCCGCCCCTGATAGGGCTCATGGTCCGGCGCGCTGGCGCTGTGCGCGCTGATCTCCCAACCGTCGCACCCGCCGTCGTCGTGGTGCTTCTCGTTGATGGCCGTGGTCATTTCGCCCATCTTCGCCATAATGGCGCGCTGGGCCATGAACTCCACGGAAAAAGTGCGCCCGTCCGAGCGTTCGATGGTGCGGATGCCCCGCTGCCACAGCCGCAGCGTCGCCCGCCGCACTGCTTCCTCCGGTGTCTTTGCGCCGCTGGAAACCTGGCGGAATACATAGTCCATCGTGCGCCGGTATACATCTTTAATCGGGTACACACGGCCGTCCACATCCGCAGCGGCCAGCTGGCCCAGCACGTTGGCCACCTCCTTGCGCGTTACCTTGACGTAGGCCTCCGCGATATTCCGCAGGCTCTCGTTTTCCTCCAGTGGTGCGGTCTTTTCCGCCGCCCAGCGCATCAGCTGCTCCACTGCATCGTCGGTGAGGTCTGCCTGCCTGCGCAGCGTGTCCGCGATCACATCGTCCGCGCCCGCAAGGCTTTTTGCCAGCAGAAGCTTGTATTCATCACCGGACGATATCTGTCCGGCGGCGGTAATGCACCGGCACAGGTCGCGCAGCAGCTCCTCCGTGACGGGGCCGTAAACAGCGAGGAGCAATTCCCGCAGCCCGTCGATCTCATTCGGCGTCAGTGCCATGGCGTCACCTCAGCCCGGCCTGGGCGGTCAGCTGGACCATCTCCGGCATATATTTCTCCCGGATGGCCGCAAGGTCTTCCGGCGTCTCACTGGGCAGGTCGTATTTTTTTGCCAGCGCCAGCTCAGGCTTCAGCAGGCCGGCCTCCACCATCGAAAGCGTGTCCGCCCAGTCCTTGTCTGCGTCGTACAAAACGCCGTTGCCCCAGCTCACGCTCAGCAGCTGCTCCAGGTCCACCGCCTGGGCGTCGCACAGCCCCAGCGCCTGGCCCCACAGGTCCGTGATGCGCAGCGTCTCCATCAGTGCATCGTACCACATCCGCTGCAGGTCCATGATCGACAGGCTATAGTCGCCCTCGCTGCTGCTGATCTCCTTTGCCGTGCGCTCCACAGCCTCCACGTCCGACAATATACCGCGTTTCAGGCCGATGATATTCTCACACGCCTTTAAATAGCTTTGCTTGCGCCGTTCAAAGCTCTCATCCCGCAGCGTGGGGGAGAAGATGGTCATGCCCACGCTGGTGTCTCCGTCCAGTCCGACGAACACGTCGTCCTTCAGCCGCATCACGCCGCCCTCCGGGCCCGGCGTCATAAGCATATCCGAGCCCGCCACGATCCGGCTGCGTCCCAGCTCGAACTCGCGTCCCAGCTGGTACTCGTTTTTGTAGATGTTGTGGATCAGCTGCACCGCGCCCTCGTATACGCTCACGCCGTCCGGGCTTCCGTCCACGTTATTTGCCATCGGCAGCCGGATGTAGGTCATGCCCAGTCCACTGAAGGGCACGCTGTAGGTGTGCTCCGGGGCCAGCGCCGCATACTGCGGCAGGCTGTCCAGCCGCACCTCATGCCCCAGTGTGCTGCTGTTTTCCGACACATACAGCTTGTACCGGATGGTCAGATACCCGCTGCCATCCACAGTCCGGCGTTCCAGCAGCGTGTAGTAGTCGGAGCCCGCCCGGCTCCGCTCGCTCATCAGCACGTCCGTGATGCCGCGGGGCCCGCGGGCCAGTACGTTGTAGCAGTCGCGCCTTACCACATGGTAGGCCAGCCGCCCCGTGCCGTCCGGTGCAGGCTTCAAAAAGCCTTCGCCGCCCACCATGACCCACTGCAGCACGTCCTGCTTTTCGGCGTCAATGAGGCTGCGCTGCCCGTCCATCCACGCCGTTTTTCCGGTGCCGTTTTCCGTAAAGCCGGAATCGTACTCCGCAAAACAAGCCTTTGTCAGTTTGTTGGTGATTGTGTAGGGGATGCGCTGCGCCGGGTCTTCGTCCTTGCCCTTCACCGCTTCACGCATGAAGAACAGCTCGAACCACTCCCGCACCGCCGCCCGCATAGCCGCTGTGCTGGTGTCCTTCAGCCCCGCCGCCTGCGCCCCTGTGATGGCGGCGTCGTCAAACAGCGCCCTTACGACTGCGTTCATCCGCCGTCACTCCTTTCGATCCGAATTTCCGGCTGCTTTGCCCGCAGCCCGCGCTCCACGCCGTTGATGTATGCCCGCAGCTGCCGGTTTTCCGCCTCCAGCTCCCATACACGCCTCTGTGCCGCCTCCAGCGCGTCGCCGTATTCCAGCACCGCCCAGCTGGGCAGGTACTTCTTCAGCAGCCAGTCCTTCAGCTTCATTTGTCACGCTCCTTTGCGCTGCCAGATGCGGCTGCAGGCATACCGCGCCGCGTCGATACCGTGGTCGTTTGCGTCCATCAAAGTCCCCAGCACCGTGCCGTCCGGCGCTACCTCGTACTCCCATTCCAGGAACTCCTGCAGCACACACGGGCATTTTACCGGGTCGATCACAATGGCGTTTAGGCCTTGCAGCCACCGCACGCCCAGCTCACGGCTGCCCGGCCCTTTCCTGGCGGGCCAGCACCGCAGGCCGTAGCTGCGGTAATCCGCGCAGGACTTTTCGTCCGCGAGGTCCGCAAGGATCAGTTCGCCCGGGGCCACCCGTTCTTTCACGAGCCGGGCCGTGTAGTCATTCTGCAACTTATTGCCCCGGGCCTCGTCGAAGATGTACAGCGTCCGGGTGCCCGCGTGGTAATACGTGCGGATGAACACCCACGGGTCGGGGTAGTACCCCCAGTCCACGCCGCTGATGATGTTGTCGAAGCCCGCGATCTCCTTCGCCGTGATCTTCCGGCTCAAGATGTTGTCGAACACCTGTGTGCCGCTGCCCACCATCTCGCCCAGGTACATGTGCCGGTATTTGAGCGGCTTTGTCTTCCGTAGCCAGTCCGCACCGTCCAGGAACTCCTTGCCCAGCCAGTCCCGCGGCGCATCCAGATACGACGAATGATGCACCAGCTTGCCCGGCTGCTGCTCCCGCGCGTACCGGTTGGCCCAGTTCCGCGCGTTGGCGGGCGGGTTGAAGCTGATGAGTGTTAAGGTCGGGTTGCTCCCCGAGCCGCGGAACGCGGACTGCTTCACGCTCAGCACCGCGTTTTCGCCCCGGCGAAGCTGGTCCGCTTCCTCGAACCACAGGCAGCCAATGTATCCGAACTTCGGTTTGATACCCTTAATTTTCATCTCATCGTCCAGGCCGCGGAAATAGATGGTCTGGCCCGTGGGCTTGTAAATGAGGCGCAGCGGGCTCTTTTTCTCCAGAAAATGCTCCGACAGCCCCAGCTTTGCGACGGCCCACAGCATCTGCGAGTACACGCTGTCCTCCAGCGTGTTTCCCATCTGCCGCATCACCAGCGCGTGGCTTTGCGGCCACTTCAGCAGCCACAGCACGATCTCCACGCTGCAAAATGAGCTTTTGAGGCTGCCGCGCCCGCCTTCCTCCACCAGTGTATGGGCCCGCTGCTCCCGGACCGCCCGGTGCGAATCATAGAACCCCGGCCCGATCACGTTCTTTAAATCGACCGTCACCGCCGGGCGGCTATATGCTGTCAACGATGTTCACCTCCGCCGCGCCGCTGCCGCCCTCTTTCTGCAGCTCCGTCCACAGCCGGATCGCGTCCATATCGCCGGCCTGGCATTTTTTCAGCAGCGCCGCGTGGATCACCGCTGCCTCATCCGTGCTGTATTTTTCCATCAGCTTATCCAGCAGCGCGAGGTAGTCCCGCTTATTCACCTTGGTATACTGCGCATGCAGCGTTTTTAAATCTTTTAAAATGTTAAATTCCTTTTTCTGTTTCG